CCGCCTTGAAAGAAAAGAATAGAATTTTCAGAAGTACCTTTTGAGAATGGCATTAAACAACCTTCCTTATGACAATTGATTGCGTCAAACTTTCCGCATACGAGAAATCTGTACTTATCAACCAATAGTCACCATTAATTATATCAAAAGAATCCATTGTAGATATCCGAATTCTGTCTCCTAATTGCAATTTAGGTATAGGCAATATATTTAAATTAAGAACTGGCACAGGATCTGACATTTTAGAAATAATAAAATCCGCCAAACTTTGTGCGTGCGCAAGGTCTGTAATAAATTCGTTTTCTATTACAATTTCTTTTAAGCCATATTTTCTTACATTGTCATCAAGAACAGCTTTTTGCTCTTTGACATCCCCAGTTTTATCAGTAATGATCACGGGGATACCAGCAATTCCAGCAAAATGCTTTTCCCCAGTCAACGGGTTCTCGCCTTCAATGTAAACAATATCTCCACTAACGGTATTGTTAGATGCAGCCAATATCAGCTTAGCACCATACGGAGTTGGGTTGTATTTAACCAATTCAATCATTGCTGGATTGACAGTAGACAAGTTTGTGATTAAAGGGTTCTCTATTTTAAACGCTGGAGCTTTATCAAAAAGCAAGTCGTAGTTCTTAGCTTCTCTTACTAAAGTATTTGAGTTATGAGATGCAGCAAATGTGTCAAATTGTGCTCTTTCCAATGTCAAGAACGAGTTACTTGTGGTATTGCTGTATTTAACAATTTCATTATCAATTTTTAAATAACCAGATTTGGCAAAATAAGGATTATCAGTTGATAAAACATTCATACTCAAATCATTATTCGCCATTGATGAAGACAATTTAGTGACACCTAATGTCGTGGGGTCTTCAGCACGCCATAGGCTTTGCTTCTCAATCAAATTATTTGCAACGCCATTCACTTTTATAACTATTTTATTAGCTTGCAGCTGAACATTGTAACTTGCATCAATAATGTTTGAAGAATCAGATAACTCATATTGGATATTGGCATGCTGGTCTATTGATGATTCAAAGAATCTATTAAAATGTTCATACCTAGCTTTATTATTTTCGTCTATATATAATCTTCCAAAATCAGCAAGGCTTATATTGTCAATGATCTGCTGAACTGAGGCATCATTACCATAAATAAATGGCATCACCCTCGCTTCTTTCATTTGTGTTTCAATATAATCATTAGTTATTTGTTGACTAGGTAGGCATTTATTAAAGATTGCAAATTCATCAATATAAAAGCTTCTAATCGTTGCGGGTGCTACTTCTGAACCCGAGGTGAATGCCGCCCCTCTGCCGCCAAAGGTTAAACTCTTACCAGTAAAAGCGGCAAGATTACCTGTTGTGGTTACTGTATTAGCTAAAGCTCCATTTACATAATACTTAATAGAATTATTTTTATATGTAACCGCAATATGATTGTATACAGAACTAGATAGAGCAGTATTACTGCTTACGGTCTGCGTACCAGTACTTGTTTTAAATTTAAAGCCATTAGATGATGAATTATTAAAAAATTCAAAACCAGCGTTTGAAGTTGAGTTGCTCCAATTGCTAATATACTCACCATCACTAGAAAAAGATCCGTTATGAAATTTTGCATAAAGCTGAATACTGAATTCACCAGTATAAGAATTTGATGATGTATTGAACACATCATAAGATATATGATATGGCGTTCTTAAATAAGAATTTGAAGCAAGTAGCACACTCTTATTTGCGCTATCAGACACTACGCCGCTTGGCTGGGATATAGAAACTGAGCCTTTATAGATAGCATCATTTCTTCTAGCAGACCTTTCAATCAAGTTCACACCTGCAGTTTGCGTCCATGAATTTGATGCAAAAGTTAAATAAGAATAATCATTTTTATTTCCAATCCTATCGCTAGCGACCATTGTGTAGCATTCAGCTGCATATATGTTGTCTTGAGTACCGTTATATTCCCTTCCAAGAGATATTTTAAATGGTTCGCCGCTTACATATTGCTCTGTAAAAAACTCAATTCTTAATTCATATGGGTTGCCAGCTGTCAGGTCATACTCACCAGAAAAAAAATACTCCTGTGAGCTAGTGCCAGAATCAATAATTCTCCATTCATCAATGATCCTTACCTTATTCAAGTAAACACGAAACCCACCTTTATTAATGCCAATTACAAAAGAATATGTTCCAGTAGCAGATGGAACATAATATCCATCAAACACACCATTAAAGTATTCATTAACAACATCGCCATCTTTATTTGTAAATTGCCCACTGATGAAATCAAGGGCTAGGGAATTACTCGTAGAAATCGCTGCTGATGTGGTTGTTAACGATGGCGATATGAAAGCTTTTACATCAAGCGCTTTTTCATATGTGTTCAATTCCCTATCATTAGCGTCAAGCTTTATATCACGAACTGAATTTAAATCAGTTCCTGGAACCTGTACAAACCTGGCTCTTAACGAAGTTGAGACAACCTTTTGCGAATTAGCCCTATCTATACTGTTCTCATCAAACCCATAATGTAGAATGGCATTATTTTTTTTATAAGTTTTTGCTGGATTTGATAAATATTGAATATCAGATTTTGGAAAATTAGTCATCAATAGTAAATGCTCAACAGCTTCCGCTACGGTTGAATCCTGTAGCAGGAATCCTTTTGTCAACATTTTTTCTTGACCGAATTTACTTCTATCAGTTAAGTTTGCACTAACCGTCATGCTTGATGACGAACCTTGCCATTCATCAACATAGAATGTCCCGTATGGGACATACTCATACTTATCAAATCTAACTATAGACCCAGAGTTATGGGCACGAGCGGCTGTGCCTCCAACTCCACGCTGAATTATTGTAAATGTATTGCCCGAACCTTTTGTTGCAATAACTATTTCTTTATTTACAGTACCTGGCTCTATAGTGAGCAGGTAGTAATCCCCAACACCACCAGCAGGGAAATCATTAACGCTATTCACATTCCATGTTGTGCTTGTAGATGTGATACTGGCATTCAGAAGAGCGTCAGTATATATGTCATCAACAGGATGTATTTCCCACCCAGCATAAATATTAAAACGAATGTCCTTTTTCATATACTTTCCAAAAGTTGAGTTAGAATTGAAAAGATTGAAGTCTTTTAGGGCATTATCAAATGTAATTGAAGATGTATTACTGCCGCTTCCAGCGATAGGCAGGCTTGTCTCATGTACATCTCTTACTTTTGAAACATTAAAATTCATAACATAATCTGTCATGTCCAACCTGTAAATTGGACACATTTCATTAATTCTTGCATAGTCGTATGAGTTTTTTGTTGTGTATATTGTTAATAAAATTTTGTTAATATCATTTGATGTAACACCATCAAGATAGTGCTCAAAGAAATAATTGTCATCAGGGATCTCTGCATCTTGGTTGTATACTAAATTACTTGTATTATTATAAGCTTTAATATTATAAGCTTTAATTTGACCATTATATTCAGATGTAATTACTTTAAGTAAATTAACTTTTCTCTCTGTAAAAACATATGTCAATATAACTGGAGAAGAAAATTGGTACCCGTTTAAAGTTGAATGTAAAGTTCCCGTGCTTTTAGTTGATGATTGATACCCAAATTCATAATTTTCCTCTTTAGTGGTGGGAAGGCAGTGCCACTGCCCATTAGCCGTAATTGTTTTACCATTAACATCTTTTGCATCACACACTGCCCATGTAAAAGATTGGCGTTCTATCCCATTAATTGACTCATTTGGAGTAAAATAAAAATCCCTACCTCTTGATCTGTTAAAAAGATTCTCATTAGCAGAGAGTGACCTTCCACTGGACAACATCCCAGTAACATTTAAATTAACCGTAGCTTCAGATTTCTGGGTACAGGTATCATTACTACTAGCAATCTCGGTATTTGAATATTTATCAATGTGCCGACTATCAAGCCAGTCAACCATAACTAATGGCTTTACACTTTGAGATATTGCATTTATAGCCGCATCAAACGAATTGGATATCTCTTTATCATACAACCCGTACTGAAGCATTTATACCTCTTCCAGGCTCATAGAGCAATCCCAGAAGTAGACATCATTTGGGATATCTCTTCTAATTAATGTTTCGCTATAATCTTTCACTAATACATTATAACTCGTTTCTGAGTACGGCGTTGCCCCAGTCTCATCCATATTAATTATCTTGAGGACATGGTGCCTTGGGTCTTCAGCTACTTTTTTTATAAAATCACGACCACTATTGCCATCAACCGTATAATTGATTGAGTTTGGCAACCATGACCAAGACATGCTAAATGTACGCCTGCCAGCTCTTGAACTTGATTTATAATATCTTGTTTTTCTATTATTCCAATTGACAGTTTCTGTGAATATTTGATCTATACCCATATCAAGCTTCCTGTTGTGCATTGTCAATGGCTTGCCATCAAGCAAAACAAGTGTCCTGTAAATACTTGCGTCAATACCGCTAGCAACATTTTGTGCAAAGACAACTGGTGTCTGAACAACTACAGCCCCAACTTCTTGGAGGACAATTTGTATTGTTGCAAGAGATATCTTTCCAGCAACAGCGAGATGTACTGAAGATGACAATGCAGAAATTGCTAGTGCAACCCTAGTTGCGGCGCTTGTCAATGATGCTGAAGCAGATGCAGATATTGCAGCAAGCGCTATTTTTGTAGCCGAAGCGTTAAGACTTGCGGATGATGACAGTACTGATTGAGATTGCGCTATCTTTGTAGATGTTGCAGATATAGATGCTGAAGATGATGCAGATATTGCAGCAAACGCTATTTTTGTAGCATTAGTAACAACATTTGATTGTACAGACATTGATATATCTATTAATTTTATCTTATCTGCAACTGTTACTGTTGTTGATAAGATATCATTGATATTTACTTGAGCATAAGCAATTTTTATTGACGATGCTGCTACATCTGAATTAGATGAAAGAGATATTGATGCAAATGCTATCTTGTAAGAAGTAACCGTCAAGCTGGACAGCGAACTTAATGCAACTTCAACATCAGCAGAATCTCTTTGATTAAAGTCAATACCGCTATTAAACGGTTCTGAAAAACTGAACCAACTACCAGCCATACTATCTTTCCGTCAATGTCAAAGAGACATCGTAATAAGTACACCCAGTTGATAAGTCTCTTCTGATTAAAGACTCACTATATGAATCAACATAGCATTCATATTCTGAAAAACCAGCTCCTGGCTCCAACTCAACCCCAACTGTTGCAAAAGCACTTGTATTTACAATTCCAAATAAAAAATTCCTAGCACTTCGGTTATCAACGGTTTTGACAACCAAATCTGGCAAGTACGACCAAGAAAGAGTAAATTGTTTCTTGTTTGTAGTAAAATACCTTCTTCTATGACCAGACGCAAGATCAACATCATTAGCAGAAATTTGCTCAGAGATACTGAGCTTCCTGTTGTGTTCAGTAACCTCTGTTCCGTTTATGGTCATTACATTAGATATAGACATTACAAACCTCTATTTAATCCATTGTATGAATTTATAACACGACTCTCAAGACCAGCTGATTTCTGATTTCTTGGCAGCACTGTTGTGTTATATGTCTTCATCATTGTGTTAAACCACTCTGGCTCACCAATAAAGTTATCCACATAAATGTTTACATTCTGCGTGGAGTTAGTTCCTGACTGTGCATACTGTGGATTATTCGCCCCAACTGCTGGCATCTTAATATTAGGGACAGATGGCATTGTTGGCAAGTTTGGCTTAGAGAGTCTGTAATTATTAAGCCTGTCTAGTGTATCAGTGCCAATCCTCTGTACTGCCTTATGATTAATGACATACTCACCACCATGCAAGACAGCTGGGATACCCTGTTGAGCAGGACCGTAAGTCATACCGCCATCACCATATGCCATGCCGCCCTTCATGTAGGTACCAACCTTCCCACCGTTGTATTTCAATTCCGTAATCAAAGGAAGATTAATATAATCACTAATGCTCTTTCCAGCCATAAATGGTGGCAGTGGTATGCCCCAAATAGTCTTCGGGAAAGCAACCGAGTCCATTTTCTTCCACATGGTATTCCAAGCATTAATAATAATATTGACTACACCTTTAAATGTTGCTGGTATAAGACCTATTAAGTCTCTAATGAAGTTAATAGCTCCACCGATTTTATCTTTAATCCAATTACCAATGTTCGTTGCAATAGTCTTAACTTGTTCCCAAATTTCGTCCATCTTTGCCGTGAAGTCATTCCACTTTTCAACTATATTTGCAATTGCGCCGCCAATTGCATTTCTAATCTTGTCACTTATTTTTTGGAAAATTTCAACAATACCATTCCATGTGTCTTTGATTTTGTTAACAAATTTGTCCCATAGTTCTCTTATGTTATCAAGGACCCAGGCAATTTTATCCTTAAGCCAATTGTACATATCGCTAAATATGCCCTTAACCCAATCCCAGCCCTTCTTTATAGAATCCCAAACTTTATCCCATAGATCTGCTAATTTACTAACAGCTGATCCAATCTTATCTTTGAGCCAATCGTACATACCACTAAATATATCTTTAACCCAAGTCCAGCCCTTTCCTATGGTGTCCCAAACTATATGGAAACCTTCTTTTATATAATCAATAACTGGACCAATTCTCGGTCCAAGCCAATCCCACATTGCTTCAAATATTGGTTTAACAAGATTCCATCCAGCAACAATAAGATCCCATAGAATTCTGAAAGGTCCGATGACATAATCATTAATTATTCCACCAAGCCAGATTAACTTGTCCCAGAAGTAACCAAATATTGGTTCAGTAATCTCCCAAAGATCTTGAATGACCTCGCTAATTTTTTCAAACGCTGGCTGGAGCTTATCCTTGATTGCACCAGCCAGAGCAGTTACCTTATCCCATATCCACCCAAGAACTGGACCAACTTTATCCCAACCTGCCTGTATTAAATCCCAAAGCTTCCCTGCGGCTTCAGATACAGCATCCCATGCACCACTCAACTTATCCTTTAGCCAAGAAGCAAAATCTCGTAGTTTGTCATATACTTTTTTAAGTTCCCGCTTGATTATTTTAAAAACTATAACGGCTTTCCACTTGAACTCTTCCCACGACATTCCTAATTTATCTAACAGCCAATTCCTAAGCTCAATAAGTTTGTCTTTAACTAATGCGACACCACTGGTAATCTTATCCCAAACTTTAGAAATGATATCAGAAACTGCATTCCATGCACCTCCTAATTTGTCGTTCAGCCAAGAGGCAAATGCTTTTAATTTCTCCCATACATAATCAACTGCTGCGACTATGCCATCCCATGCTTTCTGTATTACTGGACCGATGCCATCCCATATCTTATGGAATACATCTGACAGCCAAGAACCGAAATCTTTTAATGCATTCCATGCAACATCAACGGATTTCTTTAGACCATCCCAGAGGGCAGAAATTATAGGTCCAATACTATCCCATGCCGCTTCAAATATATTATTAAGCCAAAGAGCAAAATCCAGTAGCTTATTCCAAACAATATCTACGGCATCTTTTATTCCACCCCACACGCTAGATACTATATCTTTTATACGACTCCATATACCGCCAAACACATTAGAGACCCAGTCAGCAAATCCTGTTATTGCATCCCAAACACTACCGATAGCATCCTTGAGACCTTCCCAGAACTTATTAATCATTGGTCTAATGGCATCCCAAACAGCACTAAAGATATTAGAAACCCAGTCAGCAAAAGCAGTTATCTTGTCCCAGACAGCATCAATACGGTCTTTAAAATTTTGCCAGAATTCTTTGATTATCGGACCAGCGTGTTCCTTTATATAATTGAAGACCCATCTTATGCCTTCATAGATTAGAACAAAGGGGAGAAACACAAGATTCCAAAGAGATCCAAAATTTGAATTGAACCACTCTTTGAACTCTCGGAATTTAGCAGTTATTTTATTCCATGTATCGGAAATTGCATTCCATACTGCAGAAATTTTATCTCCAAGCCAAGAAAACGCTACACCAAGTATATCCCATATAGCGTCAGCAAGGGCTTTAACTTTTTCCCACACCCACTGAATCGTGTCAGCTAGCAACTCAAATGCAAATTTTACACCCCAAGTCGCTATAATTGCAGCAAATATTGCAAGACCAGCAACCACTCTTGCAATGAAACCAACTATTGGATTATTCGCAATTGCTTTAAATACATCAAACAATATTTTAAATGGAGCAATTAGAATCTTTAATATAGTTTCCGCAATTGGCTGGAGGAATGAGACTATACCTTCAAACACTCCTCTAACAACATCAAATATTTTCCCCCAGATAGCCGTGTACACATCAAATACTTTTCCAAAGACATCCGCAACAACACCAGATATTTTTCCAAAGATATCTTTAATAAAATCAAATGCAATTTTAAATGGAGCTATTATTGGCTTAGCATAAGGTGCCATATCAAAACCGTCAAATATGCCTTTTACAAAATCAATTACTCCAGAAATAACACCCTTTATCTTTTCAAACACTGTTTCAATAATCCCCAAAATAGTTTCAAATGGACCTGATAGAGGACTTGTAAGCCCGCTAAATATGCCTTTTACAAAATCAATTACTCCAGAAACAATATCTTTTATCTTATTAAAGATGTCTTTAATAATTCCAAATCCAACTTCAAATGGACCAGACAATCCACCCTTAAGGAAATCAAATGCCTTAATAATCAAATCAATTGCTATCTTAACTATTCCAACAATAATGTCAAATGCAATTTTAAATGCTCCAATAATAAGCTTGATTGGACCGCCAATTCCAACTGAGAACAGCGCTCCGATAATCTTGTAAACAAAGTCAATCGCCCCAGAGATAATATCTGCAAGAACATTTACTATTCCAGTAGCAAGATTTATGACCCAACCGATTATCTTGAACAATGGCTCTTTGATAAAATCAAGTGCAATTGAAATTCCACGAAGAACTACGACTATTGCAGCAACAACTCCACCAATAGCAATTAAAATACCAGCTATTATTTTTTTACCAAAATCAATAATTGGACCAAAGAGCGAATCAAATATTTGTTTTACTCCGTCCCAAACTGCGCCCAAGAAACCCATGACAGGATCTTTAAGCATCTTAAAGCCAGTAACAAAGAAATCAATAACACTCTTAAATGTGTCATTAACCATATCTCTAAACCATTTAAACCTAATATACATATATATGATTACGCCAATAACTACAGCAATTGCAGCAACTACAGCAGCAACTCCAGCGCTAATACCAGCTACCGCTGTTCCAATCGGTTGGATTGCATACATAGCGATAATCATCATTGTTTCAAATGCGCTAGCTATTACGCTAAACAATCCTTGTAGAGCAAAGAATCCAGCGAACACACCGACAACTCCGAGAATTGCTGTCTTAACAGGTCCAAGGTAGTCAACCAATGATTTCATGCCATCCATTATTCCACCAAAGAAACCGCTACCCTTCTTATCTGGCACTGTCTTATACCCAATCTTGTCTGGAGTGCCATCGGAATATGCTTTCGGGTCAATCTTGTCATCGCCCATTCCACCGCCACCAGGGGGAACAGGCTTTTTAACCTTATCTCCACCGCCACCGCCACCGCTTTGCGATCTGATTGCTTCAATTTTTGCAATTTGCTTTGCAAGCCTTTCAAGCTCTGGGAAAAGTTGATTGTAGTCAGCACCCATCCCAGCAAACAATGTTTTAAACTCATCATAGAGATCCCCACGCAAAGCACGCAATTTGCGCTTCATTTCTCCAATCATTGCTTCAATTGCAGACCTTCCAGCCTCTATCCAAATTGTGTCAACATTAACTCCACCCATTATTGTTGTAATCTTTGTAACAAAAGGAGTTACCGATTCAGTAACTATTCCATCACTAAACGCTTGCTTGAATGCATCAGGGAGACCATTAGCCATTGCATATGCAGCGCCCAGTATTGACTTGGCATCGCCAGTTTTTAAATTTGCACCAAATGCCATCTGCGCCTGTGTAACAAGCTTGTCCATTGTTATACTGAACATTCCTACTGATGGGTCTGTGTATTTTGCAATAGTTGAAGGAAGAGCAAACATTGTATCTTCAAATACTTTATTAATCTCCCCAGAAAAGCCCTGTGCAGCCCCACCAATTTCTTTCAGCAAAGAGTCAAACTCTTCTTTTGTTGAAAAGCCCTTATTCAATATTTTGGCAAGATTGATATCAAATTGTTTTTGCATTTCATCAAATGTTTCTGCCATAATATCTTTTTCACGGTTAATGACTGAAATAGCAATCGCCCTCTGCTGCTCCTGGAGTGTCTTCGCCCTATCCGTGTCTAGATTGGTAATTTCTTTTCCAGCGGCTTTATCTGTTTTTCTAAATGAAAGATCAAGAGAACGGACATCTTCTGTACGACCTTCGTACTTAGCAATCTTCCTTTCTCTTAAATAATTTTCTTTATTCATTGCTCTTTCTTTAATCATCTCTCTGCGTTTTTCTTCATAATCCATTTTCGCAGTGAGTTCTTCTTCAGCTTTTCCAAGTGCTTCAATTGCCTCAACTTGAGTGTCAAAAGCCTTTAGAGCAGCTTCTTTTTGCTTATCAATCGCTGACTTATAATCATCAACAATCTTGCTTACTTGGTCATCAGCTTTACCAAAGAAAGCGCCCGTAAAATCTTCTTTCAATGAAATTAACTTGTCTTTTATACCTTTAGCTATGGCTGAACCTAAAGATTCTCCAGCCGCATTTGCAGCCTCTGGGTTTTTAACAGCACCACCGAGAGCATCCGCTATGGCTTTCTTGACATCGGCTGGGTCTTTCATGGTGTTGGTTAAAGCTTCATTTATATCTTTACCCATTGCTTCACCATATTTTTCAGAAATCTTGTCCTTGATAGATCCCAACATATCTTTTTGTATATAACCAGCTGCTGCGCCTAAGCCATCAGCAATGCCCTTGCCTAGCGTATTTGAGAATCCTTTAACTTTCTTTTTTACCGAGCCAATGTGCCTATCTAGCAAAGAAGCAGCACCAGCTGCTGCAATCAATGCGGCACCAAACCCAGCAACAGGAAGGAACGCTCCACCAGTGAACACGGAAAGAGCCAAGCCAATAGTGGTTAACATCACTCCAAAGAACAAAGCAACTTCTTTTCCAAAATTCATAATATACATAAATGCATCTATTGTTGCATTAAGAACAGCTTCTATCATAGAAGCCAAGATTGGTCCCATCGCTGGAAGAATCTCAGCCAGAATTTTAAATATTTTTTGTATTGCATTCACGGCTTCCCAAGCAAGAGACAAGAACAAACCTGTGAAATTTTTTGCAGCAGCAGCACTATCGTTTTTAAACAATCCAGCAATAGCCCTGCCGAGCATAATAAATCTATTAACTAAACGAGTAACAATTGGCACCAAAACATTCTTCATGAACTGGACACCAGGACCTTTGGCGAATCTTTCAAACGCTTGAGCGCCAGCCTTAACTGCTCTAGTCATAGTATTCAAGGCATTAGAAACTGCTCCAGCCCCAGAGGATGCTTTACCAAGACCACCAAAGACACCAATCAAGTCCATCAATGGTCTAGCCAAAGCTAGGATTGCTTCCTTTATTGCTCTCCAAGCTTCTTTAAGATTATCAGTTGAGCCTTTTGTTCCAGCAAGTCCAGATTTCAATCCAATAATAAGACCCATTATGAGAATAACTACTGGAGCTATCATCATCAACGAAGCGTTTAATTTCATAGCAACGCCAATCATATTAAATATTGTTTTAGTAGCCGCTGAGAATACGGTCTTGATTCCTCTTCCGATACCTGTGTATGCGCTACCAGCGACAATTAATTTTTGGAACAATGGTATTGTGCGAGAAAGACCTCTTGCCTCTCTTAAAGCTGAATATTTTGAAAGCGACAATCTAACTGCTTCAACTCTTTGTGCATTAGTGCCTAAAGCCTTTACGCCTTTAATCAATAAACCTACTGCGCCAGCACCCCTTGTCATTCCAGTGAATAATAAGAAAGACCAAATTTTCAAAACTTTACTATTTGCCAATGATGATTTTAGAATTGCAAAATTAGAAATCAAATCAGTTTTAACAACCGTGCCTATATTTCGCAATACAAATGAAACTTCTCTAGCAGAGTTTTTCATTGATTTAGCAATTGATGAGTCAATACGACCCATCAATTTCAAATACTTATTTACTCTTTCAAATTCTTTAATGGTTACTTTAGTAGCAGAAAGAATATATGTCATAGCTTTTGTCATATTGGAGCTAGCGGCAATTCCAGCTTTTGACATACTTAAGAATCTGTTTACAAACTTTTGTGCAAAAGTTTCAACCGCTTTGCCAGCCAATGAAGAGCTTGACCTAAAACCATTTGAAATTAATGAAGTTACTTTCTTGCCAACTTCACCGAGTACACTAATTTTTTTGGTAATTTTATCAAAAGATCCACCCACACCTGCAGTCATCTTTGCTAAGCCTGGGAAAATAGGGATTGGCTTAGACAACGCAGCAAAACCACCAGATTTGCCAGTGGAGATTCCAGACCTAAGACCACCCATCTTTGCTGCATCTTTTGCGGCTTCAGTTGCTGCTTTTGACGCAGCAATATTTGCAAGAACTCTCGCCTTCATATCAGAAGCCTTAGTTGCTGCCATTGCAGCTGGCATTGTTGGCTTCTTAAAACCAACAAGCCTTGCTAATCTATCTTTCTGCGCATCAGAATAAGGAACACCTTTTTTACTTTCCTGTCTCTTTAATAATTCGGTATAAGCTCTTCTGCCTCTTGCTTGCTTAACAAGTGGATCTTCAGATGTTAAAGCTTTTGCTGAATCCTTAGCGGCTTTACCAGAATCCTTAATCTTAAGATTTAACTTATCTGCAGTTATAATCTTCCCTTGAAAGATGTTTGGACCTTGGAAGAAATTCGGACCCTTAAAGAAGTTTGCAAGAGAACTATCAAACTGTAATGTTTGCTTTTCAATTGCTTTAATAATTCCAGAAGCTCCACCCTTCTTAGCTACATCTTCTGCAATGTGTATAGTTTTCCTAGATGCTGTTCTTACAGCACCAGAGCCAGCAGTGGTAGCAGCAGTCTTTGTGCCAGCAGCAGGGGCAGTCTTTGTACCAGCAGCAGGGGCAGTCTTTGTGCCAGCAGCAGGGGCAACAGATGAAGCAGCACTTGCTAATTCTTTCGCTGAAGAAGCAGCAACAGTTTTTAACTTATCAAATTCTTTTGAAGCATTCTTAACAGCTTTTTCAAAGTCAGCTTTTGCTTTAACTAAGTTAGCATTTCTTGCCCCAAGACCATTCTCTATGGTTGCATTCTCAGCTTTTATTAATTTAGCTTTTACAGTTTCCAATGTAGCCAGTTTCTTACTGACCTCATTTCTTTGTGCTACTAGAGATGCACCAGCTTTGCTTGACAACTGCTCTGCAGTCAATCCTGCTATCTGTGCATCAATCAAAGCAATTTGTTGAGATTTTGCTCCGACAAGCAATGCATCTGCCCTGCTCATCAAATTAGTTAGAGCAATACTTCTACCAGTGGCAGCAGTGCTGGCTTCTACTGTTGCAGTGTGAGCAGATGTAGCAGCAGCGTCAACTTCTGTGGAAACAGCAGATGTTTCCGTAGCAACGGCAGATTTCTCTGTCGCTATTGTTTCCGTTTTTGTAAGAGCAGTATTTTCATCTGTTGCCGCTGTATTTGTTTCTGTTGAAACAACATTTTGCTCCGTAGTTTTTGTGTCAATTTCAGTAGTAGATGTGTTTTCTTCCTTAGCTTTGACAGACTTAACTTTCTCTACAGTTTCCGTTGGAACTGGTTCTTCTACTGGTCGGATGATAGGCTTGAGAAGCCCACTCTCGCCTGCTCTTTGACGAGTCACTCTAGAAAGAAGACCATCATCACCAACAAGCTTTGCTTTCAATTTAGCTTTTGTAAAACCGCCAGATGAAATCTGATCTTCTAAATCATTAAGACCTACAGAAGCAGAAGTCATCATGTCGTAGACAACGCCCTGCAATGTTACTGCTAAATCGTCTCCATTCTTTGCAAACAAGCCAAGAGACTTTCTCCAAAAACCAATACTATTATTTGCTGCTTTCTTACCAGTCTTGGCAGTTTCTGATGCGGCATATGTCCAACCTTCATTTACTGCTCTACTAAAATCTTGAACGACTTGATTTTCAACAGCAGCAAGTGCGGTTACAACTCTCCCTTGAGTTTCAGGGATGACTGACATATCAAGCAATTGAGCAACTTTCTTCGCATTCTTTCCAGCGCCAAGCGGTTGTATTCTCAATACTTCTTCAGAGACCGCTTTTAGAAGATCTTTTCTGACTGCACCCATTGATGCAGGAAGCTTGTTAACAATATTATCTATTGTTTGAGTTACTAACTCTCTATAAGTCTTTGTTGCTTCCAGAGCCGCTTCCTTAGCAGCACCACCAGCATTAGCAAAATAAGCACCACCTGGTCCCATAAGACCACGAGCCATACCAAACATACCTCTTGACTGTGCACCTTTTGGCGGAAGAACAGGTGGTTTTGGAAAACGCATAGCCTCTTCAGCTGCAATATATTCTGTTCTTACTACAGCAAAATCAGCAGCTGATTTTGCTCTTGCAGCGGTTGCTGCAGCCGACAGTTCTTTTCTCATTTCTGTAAAATGCTTTCCAAGAGCAGTGCCGTCTTCGTCACTTCCACCAGCAGCCTTAAATGCTTTTTTTGCCTCTGTAGTAAGACCTTTTGTCTTAAATAAATCAGCTTGAGCAGATGGATTATACGCTTGAGACATTGGATTGTAGACATCCATATTAAGTTTTTGTCTAGCAATATCTCTAATTGCGTCAGCTTTACTTGCTGCACCTTTCCTCATTCGTTCGGCAATAGCTTCCGCCGTAGCTTCATCCATTGAAGAAGAAATTGTTTGCATTTCTTTAGTTAATGCAAGTTCGTACAATGCTCTTGCTTTACCGTCTACACCCTGAACAGGAATTGATGAAACATGCGATTTAAATAAATTACTATAATCTTGTTTATTCCTTGCAAAATTTTGTATACCAGATTGACTTGCAATATCAGGATGTGTTTGAGCCATCAACATTGCAGTGTCTGCTTTTGTTGCTGGGATTATTCTTTCAAAGCGGTTATAAGAATTATACTCAAGTGCATCCCTTAATGTTTCAACTTCTATTTTTTGAGACTGTATTGCTGCATCTATAGCCTTTCTAGTCTGTGCAGCTTTTGGACCACTAATATTTTTTAATTTAGCTCTATCATTTTCCAATTTACTCAATTGAGATTGAGCAGCTTTAACTTGATCTTCAAGTTCAGTAATATATTCTTGACTTGAAGATACAAGAACATTTTCAACACCTTCAGGAATAACAGCACCCTTGATTGAATCTAAGGCAGCATATTCAGCTGCTCTCTTAGCTGCAAGCATGTCTTGATATGCTTGAGCAGCTGCAGCGCTTTCAGCTTGGGCTTTTATACCACCACCAACAAGTTTATTTTTTTGTTTGTTTATTTTCTTAAGTAGATTTTGTCTCAAAGACTTTTCTGGACCTGGCATTGCTTTGCCTTGATCTTTTAATTGTTCTTCAAACAAACCTTCAAATATTGGCAACTTAGTTGCATGCCTTTGAGACAAGATTTCAGTCGGTCTTGATTTTTGCGATTTTTCGTATGCTGATCTAAATGGAAAGAACTTTCTTTTCTGAACTGTTGGATTAGCGTCAAACTCGCCAAATGGGTTTTGTGGACTTAGTGCAATTTGTTCTTGAAGTTTTTTCAGGAATGCTTTCTTTTGACCTTGAGCAACTTGAAATTCCCTATCTACATGCTTAATGAATGCCCATTCATCTGGAACTGCAACACCAGCTTTTTGGAAAACATCTGCCATTTCTTTAAATGAAAGAGAAACAATTTTTCCAGCACCACCACCAGAAGCCACAGTTTTGGCTGATTTTATAGCAGCTCCAGTAGCCCCCTTAGTAGCGTTCTTTATATCATTAGCCGCTTGCCCAACAACATCAGCCGCTGCTTTTGATGACTCTGCTACTACCTCAACAGCTCCCGCTACAGGAGCCACTGTTGCACTAGCAGCTTCACCAACAACTGCATCAAGTGTTTGTTTTACTTTCCTTGGCGAACCACGAGTTGTGTTTGCTCTTGGTTTAACAGATTCTCTAACAATATCGCCAGCTTTATCAACTTCTTCTGTAACTGTTTTACTGAGTGCTTCCAATTCAGCTTTAGCTTCATCAGCTACTTCCTTAACACCTGCCGCAATAGGTGCACTAATCGTTGCAGCCTTACCCATGTCTTTAGCCGATGGAATTGAAATCTTTCTAGTGCTGGCTTGATCAAACCTTGAATCTGTCAAGTAGCGACTTGGTGCTGCTGGTGCTGTAGGAGCCGTTGGCGTAGGAATTGTAGAACCAGGCACAGTTGGTGTTGGCACAGTTGGTGTTGGCACAGTTGGTGTTCCACCTGTTGTTGGAGTTTTTGGAGTGCGTGGTCCAGTACCAGTACCGCCTGGACCAGAAGTTCCACCACCAAACTTGTTTCCAACAAAAGTGTTATTCTGGAAGATAGTTCCTTTCATTGCCTTCGTAAGTTTATCTGCAGTACTCGTAGCTGCTTTATCTGCAGCTTTCGTAGTTGCAGCCGCAATCTCTTCAGGCATAGCACCTAGATTAGTAAGCATTGTATGAATCAAAGCTTCTGTATCAGGTAAACCAGTCTTTGTTGCTTTACCCATAAGGGCTTTTATTGACTTCTTATCTGTTGCACCAACAACACCATTCCTTTGCAAAACTTCCTGAAGAGGCAAAGAAACGCCTTCAGATCCTGGTCTCATTTTTCTACTATTTAAAAACCCTTTTTTATAACCAGCATGATTTGGATCTTGTTGTAACAAAAACTTATCAGTGTCACCTTGTTGTGTTAATTTATTATATCCTTTTGTAATTCCTGGATTATTTAATAGATCCTCAAGGCTAACTAATTCTGTCTTTAAACCCCTAATCGCTCTGAGAGTGCTAGTTGAGCCAGATATTGATCTTGTCCACATTTGAGCAAGCCCACCCGCAACAATTTTAACTGCAGCACCCAGCAATTTCATTTGAGGAATTAAGATTGGCAAAATCAACATAAGACCAATCCATTTCTTTGTGGTCAAACTTAAGCCATCAAAAAAAGCTTTAACCTTTTTAACTACTGGAAGAAGCAAGTCAATAAAGACTCCAATAATTGGAACGATAGAACGACCAATGCCAAGCATAGTTTCACGCAAAATATTAAATTTTGTAGTGACAGTACTTATGCTGTAATTCAATTCCTGCTGCATCGCAGCATTTGCACCCTCAACACCACCAATTGCTTCCATAAAATACACTCTGCCAGTCTCAGTTGAGACTTGTCCGAGATAATCTGCTGTATTATTAGAAGCTTTAAACGAAGCCTTTAATGCTTTGTCTGCATCTTTTTGACCCTTTTGAATCGCTTCAGCTCTTTCTGTATATTTACCGTTTACTTTTTCAATAGCCGCTCTGTGCAGAGTTGTTAGATCTATTATTTTTTTTATTTGTATCGCATCATGACCTGTTGCAGTCAATCTAGCATTAACACTTTGTTGCAATTGCTGAGAAATTGTGTATTCATCAGCTGCGCTGTTATTCATTGATTTTTGAAAAGCAGCCATCTGTTGAAAAGATGTCAGCATTCTTGGACCTTGACGAACACCGAACAACCTAGAGAAGAACTCCAGAGCACCTTGAGCGCCCTTAGCTTCCTTAAGTGCATCAAAGCCATCAACAAGATCTTGAATTGCACTCATACCGATACCTGCCGAAACATGGAAGTTATCTAAAGACCCACTCAATTGATCCATCATTACTGTATTTTGTTTTGTAACAGCAACCATTCTTTGCAAAGAAACCTTAATAGAGTTTGCTGACGCACCAACTTGCATATTAGCGGCGACCATTGGTACCAACATTGCCGCAGTCTCTGTTGCTGTTAAACCAAATGTTGTTGCAGCAGCAGACGCTTCAGGAAAAGCATCAGCAATGTCTTTCAATGAAAGAGATGTTTTATTTTCAACAAGGTTGAAAATTGAAAGTTGACCTTGAATTTCATCAAGAACTTCAACTAGCGTATTTGCATCTGTAAGATCAAAAGCCAGCCCCAAATCTTGAGAGGCTTCTCTTTTCACTCTTACAATATTTTGATAGAGAGATTGAATAAAACCCTGAGATGCTGAGATATCAAGATTACCTAATTTTTCAGCAGCAGCTGTGAATTCAGTAAGCCTAGCTATTGCATCAATCGGCAAACCTAATTCAGCAAAGTCTCCAGCCAAACTTTGAATGAGCACTCTTGATGTACCAAACTTTTCAGTTATCTTATCTAATTGAAGACTAAGATCATTCACTGCCTTATTAGTTTGCTCTACAGCATCAGTTGCACCAGAGAAAGCATCACCAACAAGCTTTTTCAATCTCACTGTTTCTGTCTCTAGCTTTAGCATGCTAAAGAATGCTGACTTCAACCCAAGAAGCAATGGCATAGTAGCTGCAGCCATATAGTAAGCTGAACGCTGTGCAGCCTGACCTTGCTTCATCATTCTAGTTCCAAATTGACTAATGTTTGGATTATTTAATGCATCTGCAAGAGCACCAGCGCTTCCTGCAGCTTGATTAAGATAAGTAGATTGCGTTTTAAAACCAGCCGCAAGTTGCGGTGTCATCTTCCCTGCAGCCGACACTCTTGATTGAGCCTGGGATAATGCGTTTAATTGTTGCGTATACTCTTTAGTTGCCCGAATTGATAATTGAGTATTTTTTGCTTCTTCAACTCTGGCAGAAGCCAGCGCACCAACGCTTCTTCTAGTCTTTTCCATAGCCGCATTTAACTGCTCTTGAACAGAGAAACCCTTTAATGCGGCATTAGAAAGATTAATTAATTGCTGGGAAAGAGAGGCAACGCCAGTGCTTAAGCCCGCAACAGATTCAACGCCTGATACAGACGCTTCTATACCTATTCGTGTTGCAAAGTCACCAGTGTCGGACATAATTCAGCCAAGTACAATTATCGCATATTAGGTCAATTAAAGCAAAATTAATCACTCTTTTTTACCACCTCATAACCCATACCAAACTTCATATCCAAAATATCGTGCGCTTGCGCAACACGAGGTGGTTCGGGGTCATACCAATCTTCTTCAAAATCTACTTCTGCACCTTGCGCAGCTGCGGCAATTTTCATCGCAGTATTCGTTTCATTCATGCAGGCACGATAGAGTAAAAATAATTCGTTTAATGTCAGATGGGTCTCAAGTGATTCAAAGTTCACCCAAGACCCAGTCTTGACAAATACTTCCGATTCGTATTTTAGAAGAGGGAGATCTTCCCAAGATTGGTCAGATGAACCAGCCCCCTCTTCGCCTAGAAGGAAGGGTCTGAACCCATTGCGGCTGCCATCAGTTCACCGAATGAACGAAGGTCAAGCACATCTTCAAGTTTTTCTCTATCATTACCCAATTCTGGGTCAACAGCTGCGAGTGCAATACCAGCAGCTTCCACCATGACATCAATATCTTCGTCATTGAGTGTATCTTCACTCTTAAGATCCTTAACAACTTTCATAAACTTTCTAAGATTACGAATTGTCAAAGGCTTAATTGTTCTTGTCTTTCCATCTGCGAACAGAATCTCTGTTCCAGCCAAAATGTCTTTATTTTTATCGCTCAAAGTATATCCATCCTTGTTTCCGTTAAAAAGGGTTCACCCCTTGAGTATTAAGTTTATCACAAAATACCCAAGGGGTGAAGTTTTTAGCTAAATTATTTATTTACAATTATGCGGTTTGATCAATGATCTTGCCGTACTCGTAACCAGAATCTGCTACTGTTGGCAAAATTCTAAAGCCAACTGTAAACATTGTTGCTTCTGCACGCTTCATTGCAATTGTGGATGATTCCATTGAAATTGCACGCTTCGTGTAGAATGTACGGGTAAGGGTAGCACCTGCTGTTGAACCAGGTGCTGTACCTGTAACAACAAGAGCCTTCTCAAATGGGATTACTCCCTGTGCACCAAACAAGAATGTCTTTGTATTTGCGCCATCATTGTTAGCAAGGATGTCTGCTCCACCAGTGGTGTTATCGTAGTTCCAAGCTGTTGCGAGGTTATTGAGGGTTCCTTCTGCAAGGGTTGTCTTAACCATTACTTTTACCTTTGATTGAATTACCTTAGCGGCATCACCAAATTGGTCAATTTCAATATCAACCATGTCTGGTTCCCACGAGATTTCCAAACCGTTTTGTGTTGCACCAACATCAGCAAAGTTATTCATTGCTGCGATGGATGTTGCGTTAGCGTTAGTTCCCATTTTCAGGGTTGCCTCGCCAACAATAATGTTAGAAACATTAACTGCCATATTACTTCCTCCTATTTATCCAGGCGAAATATCTTTCTGCCTTTCTTATCACGCCATTTAGCGATCTTTTCTATATCTTTGGCATTGACTTCGCCAAGGCGATTACCAATACCGAGACCTTTATTCCATTCAAATTCGTAAACTGAATTACGAAGTTTAACGACATAACTAGGTGTTTTACCAATGTATGTAATAGTACTATACTCCATATGTTATTATTTTACCATACCCTTTTCTCGTTAGACATTACAAACTCTAAAATCTAAATTCATCCTATACCAACCTTCTTTCTCCAATGGCGCTGCTAGGCTTGACCCTATTTGATAACTTGACAGAATTCTGGAGTTAGTCCCCGTAATCCCGCCTGCCTGAGCCACTTGGTCAGATTTCCCCAGGATTGCGAGAACCCTTTCGGAAAGCCTAAATAAACGATCAGCATCAGTGTCAAATATTGAATACCTAATTATATCTTTTCTCATCCAATAAGCTTCGCTGCTTGGAATTGAAGGCTGGTAATAATATATCACAAATGGAGCAGTCTCGCCGTTAGTTGCTACAACTGGGAAAAAATTCATGGTCTTCCCAGCAATATTAGCCAAGCTACTGTCTGCTTTTAAAGCAGTATTTATGTCGTAAACGCTAAGAGCCAAAGCTTACCCCCATGCATTTAGAAATAGACTGCCTCATGTTGTCATTAACGATGTTTGTGATTGGTTGAACCAAATCATCAACTGAACTTCCCGTAGCATTCTCAAAATGGAGAACATCGCCAGAATCCAGTAATAATTTAATACTCAAATCTGAATTTAATTCAAATTCATAGTTTTGGAAAATATCTGAGTACTCAGATAATATAGAATCTTTAATACCTTGCTCGCTTAACATCAATGCCTCTGCAACTGATGATTCAAGTTCCATAGGAAATTTATCAATTCTGTTAATAAGGTTTTGCAAGTTATCATTTATTTTTATCATTCTGTTTCTACCACCCTTCTCAGAGTAACTATCGTATGATGTTTTGCACCACTAAAACCAAATTTTGGCTGTATACCTACAACTTCATAAACATAACTATCAACAACATTCCCATTCCTATCTTTTATATTTTGCAATCTGCTGCCATATATAATATTTGCGTCAGATTTTTTGGGGACAAGTGCTTCAAATTTTGGGATACTGTCCTGATAAGGACTGAGTCTTCTTTCATCGCCAGAAGCGGGGGTTGAGGTCGGAGCTTGAAACTGAAAAGATATTGTATCTATTTTTGAATAAGAAGCATATTGTTGACCAGCAGCATTTGTGCTTGTGCTTTTTGTGTATATATCACCTTTATGAGTGAATTTAAAATAAGTCTGTGAAGCCATTTAAACCACATAGTCCATAACAAACAATGTGTAGTCCATAAGCAATATGTCTGCATCAATGTTCCCTGTTGATTCATAGAAGTTCTGACCTGTTTGGATTCTAAGAACATCCATATCTGCGCTGTAGATGCCATGCCTACGGTAAATTGAATCATCATTCATCATATCTTCCAGGAGCAGATCAGCGGCTTGCTCTATATTATTAGGAACAAACCTCCAACCAAAATCCCCTTCAATTTTATACACACTCTGAGGATTGAATTTATTAACAATTAAAAGAACATTTACGCTGTCAAGAACTGATTTTCTAAATTGAACATAATAGGAACCACCAAAATTGTGCGGTTCTTTAATTTTTTCAATATGGTTCATTGTTGCGTCTGCATAGTCATGAAGTACAATTTCGTCTTCTGTTCCTGGGTCTGATGTAACTTTTCTTAAGGTTGCTATCGGGTTTGGAAGATGAATTGATTTCTTTCCAGAACCCATAACCTCAATGTACTTATTTGGGTAATAATCAAAAGATTGACCACAGAAAGTATTAATAATATTTCTTACTTTCTTTTCTAATTTATCAAACTTGTCATACCAATCATCTTCAAGAGTAGGGTGATCCTCAAAAAATGTGTCAATATCTATATACGGAGTGTAGACATTAAAGTACTGAGACTGAGTGTACGAAACTGCACTTACTGTGTAAGTAAAGTCAGCTCGGTATCTCCCCGCAGCATTTAAAATATAGATGCCAGATGCCTGCTGACCGTAGGTGATGGTGTAAACACCAACGCTTGATCTTGTTGCATTGGTCGGACCAGAAACAAGAGATCCAAATTCATGATAAAGACTAACTGACACAACATTAGATGTTGGATCGCTTGGAAGTGTTAAAGTTAGTGTTTTACTTGTTTCAATCTTTACATCATCCATAGTTCAATTATAACAGAATAAAGCTTCCAAGCCTTATGCTATCTCCATAGCCAAACTAACTGCTAAATCTGCGGTATTAACTGTTGATGATTGTTTTAAATTAAAT